AGAAGGATTATGACGATCAGGTGGAAAAAGCAGAATCGACACAGAAACTGTTGGATGAGACAGCGGATAAACTGAAAAAGTTTGATGGTGTGGATGTGGCAGATCTTCAGGAAAAGTTGAAAGAGACGACTGAAACATTGGAGAACGAGCGCGCAGACCGCAAGAAAAAAGAGGAAGAGGCTGAGAGACACGCTACGGTAGCAGAATATCTGAAAGAAAAACGTTTCGTAAATGATATTACCAGAAATGCCATCACGGCAGAGCTTGAAAAAAAGCTTGCGGATGATTCAGCCAAAGGAAAATCAATGGATGATCTTTTTAACGCAATGGTCAAAGATTCCGAAGGAAAAGACATTCCAAACATTCTGGTATCGGAACAGGCAGAGGATGATGCAGATAATGCAGCAGTTTTCACGGAGCCGATGGGAAACCAGACAGACACAAGAATTAAGGGAGATCCAAATAACATGGATTTCGAAACGTACAAAAAATGGAGAGAGCAGAATAGCTAAGAGAGGAGAATAATATGCCAAACAATTTTTTAACACCGCAGATTATTGCAAATGAGGCTTTGATGGTTTTACAGGCAAATCTTGTTATGGCCAATCTGGTCCATAAAGATTATTCAAAAGAATTTGTGAAGGTTGGAGACACGATCACAGTAAGAAAACCAGCGAAGTTCATTGCTAAGAACTTTACAGGAGAAACATCAAACCAGGATGCAACAGAAGGATCAGTACTTGTAAAGATGGACAGATTCCGTGACGTTACTGTTCCGGTAACATCAAAGGAACTCACACTGGACATTAAGGATTTCTCAACACAGATTGTCACTCCGGCAATGCAGGCAATCGCACAGGCAATTGATGAAGACCTTATTGCGGTCGGACTGGAACATGCAAAACACATCGTGAAAGGAAATGCGAGAGCGACAAAGCCGGAAGATATCGGTAATATGGCAAAGCTCTTTGATGTTGCGAAGGTGCCATTAGCAAACAGACGTGTTGTTATGCATCCGACACATAAGTATCGCTATGTAATGTCTGATAATATGTCAAAGGTATCAGAATCTGGAAGCGAGAAAGCTTTGAGAGATGCAGAGATTGGAAAAGTATATTCATTTGACACCTATATGGATCAGAATTGCCCGGATGCACCTGTTGAGACAGGAACAGCGACCGCATATAAAGTTACTGCAAAGAAAGGCGAGGAAACAGTAAAACTTACAGATGTGGATGCAGCTACTGGCACTGTGAAAAAAGGTGATTCCTTTATCGTTGAAGGATATAAATATACGGTCGTGGAAGAGGCTACTGCGGTGGGCGGGACAATTGAAACTGTAAAGATTGACCAGCCACTGCACGCAGATTTCACAGCAGTGGATGCATTATTGATCAAAGAGCCAAATTCACTGGCATTTCACAGAAACGGAATTGCTCTGGTAACAAGAAATCTTTCACTTCCTATGGGTGCATCAAAAGCATATATTGCATCGGCCAATGGTCTTGGTGTGAGGGTTGTAATCGATTATGACACAAAACATAAGCAGGATACAATTTCGTTTGATATTATCTACGGAATCAAGGAACTTGATGAAGAGATGATTGGAAAGATCAAGGGCTAAATATGGGATACACATCATACGACTTTTACAGGCAGAAATATTTTGGTGAAAGTGTAAGTGAGACAGAGTTTCCAAAATGGAATGAGAAAGCCAGCGATAAGCTTGATTTTCTTACCTCCGGAAACATCAGGAAGATCGGATACGCACAGCTTGAAGAATTTGCCAGAGAGCAGATACAGAAAGCTGTGTGTAGACTGGCTGATGAAATGCAGGCTATTGAAAAACGTACAGCAGAATATGACGCAGGAAAAGTGATTAAGTCACATTCGGCAGGAAGTGAAAGCATTAGCTTTGAGGTAGGAAAAAATAAATTAGATGCTATCCTCACAAGCCAGGAGAAGCAGAATATGTATCTTTTGGCAGCAGCCGAAGAGTATTTACAGAATGTAAGCCCAAATCTGTTTTACAGAGGATATGAGTAAAAAGCAAAGACCAATGGATGATCTACAGATTTGAAATTGGTCTTTTTTAAAAGGAGAGTCATGTATACAGATACAATCACAGTATTCAATCAGCAGAAGGTAAAAAAGCGAATTACATGGTATCCAACCGTGATCCGCGGAGTTGAGTTACAGATTACTGCCGGGCGGAATAGAAGTACAACAGGATTGGAAAATGCGGATTCTGCCAAAGTATTCATAAAATATGAAAATAGCAATGAAAAGATGCTTGTTGAAACATCACCAGAAGAAATAAGAGAGTATTTAAAACCAAAGTCGTGGAACGCTTATACCGAGAAAAATCAGGCTTTTACGTTTCAGGAGGGGATAGATTTCTTTATTCAGGGTGAGTATCAGGAAGAGACAATCATGGATACTGACTATGAAGATGGGTTCTTAAGCTATATGAGTGATCGTTATGATGATTTATTCCTTGTAAATAAAGCAGATTTATATAAGACAATCCCACATTTGGAGATTGGAGGCAGGTAATGGCCAAAGGGTTTAAAACGCAGCATTTTGAAGATTACAGTATCGTTAAAGGAAATGTTAAGGTCAAGCTGAATTTGAAACAATATGGTGAAAAACTCCAAAAAGCTCAATATTGGTTAGATGGTCAGATCATGAATGATATGGAACCGTACATGCCAATACAAACAGGTAACTTTATACAAATGACAAAGGCAAGAAGTGCGGCGTTGCAGGGAACTGGAAAAGTATGTGCTGGTGCTCCGCCGATGGGA